GTATTACATATATGATACCGTTGTATCATAAAAAGCTAATTTGTAAACGCTTCTAGCTCACTTCATTTTTGCATCACACAAACGCAACGAATCGCAAAACGAACTTGAGCAAATTAAAGAAAATCGACCGCGAGTATTTACTAACTGATAGCACAGTTAACACTTATGGTTTTCGTCTGCTTACATCAGGTTATCTGATTGACGAATACAAAAAGAATCCGATTGGCTACTTGATGCATGATCGTGAGGAAGGTGTTATTGTGAAGTGGGAAGACTTACGCGTTGATAAGGATTCTGTTTATGGCAAACCTGTTATAAACATGAGTCACGAATTAGCAGAGCGCACCGTTGATGAAATTGAAAACGGATTTTTAAACGCTGCTTCTGTTGGTCATCTGGTAGTATTAGAATACTCTGATGACAATTCTCTCAAGCTCCCCGGCCAAACTGGCCCAACAGTTACGCGGTGGTTTAACCGCGAATGCTCACTTGTGGATATTCCGGGCAACATGAATGCTCTTGCTCTTTATGACGAGTTCGAAAACCCGATTCAGCTAGCAGATTTTACAAAAACAAAACTCGCAACAAACATGAAGCAAATTTTTTTCACAGCTGACCAACTCGGCAAAATGAATCTGAAAGCAGATGCTGACGAAGCAACTGTGAACGCAGCTTTCACCGACCTAGTGGCTAAAGCAGCCAAAGCCGCAGAGCTACAGACTCAATTGAATGACCTCAAAGCTGAGCAGTCAAAAACAAAAAACGCGGATTATCTATCTGCTGCTTTAACTGCTGGGAAGATCACGAAAGCAATGAGCGATAAACTCGCTGTTGACTATGCAAACAATCCTGAAGGATTGAAAAATTTGCTCGATGCCATACCAGTTTATACACCGCTTGACAAACAGTTAAGAGGTGAAACACCTCCTGTTGGTGATGAGATCATGAAGTTAAGCTGGGATGATCTTCATGAAAAAGGACTGTTGCAAAGTCTTAAAGCAAATCATCCTGAAGTGTTCAAGCTCAAATACAAAGAGGCTTTTGGCACTGACCCAGTTTAATTAATTCTTAAAAACTTTTTAATCGGAAAATAAATGGCAGTTCAAAAAGAGATTTGGGTACGCTATATTATGAAGCGTCTCTGGAAGGAGAATAAGTTCCTCAAGTTTGCCTCGAATGATGATGAGTATGTTGTTGCCGGGCGCATCGTGCATATTCCTCAGCCCGGAGCAAAGCCCATCGTTGTTAAAAACCGTTCGTCATATCCCGGTACTATCGTAAGACGTACTGATACGGATATTACCTACAATCTTGATGAGTACACAACCGATCCTACACACATTGTTGATGCGGACAAAATTGAGTTGAGTTACGACAAGATTACAGATGTATTTGGTGATCATGCAGGGCAATTGGTTGAGACTGTTGCCGATGATATGATTATCAAATGGCTTGCGTCTCTTCCAGGTGCAAACATTATCAAGACTTCGGGCGGTGCATCAGTTTCTAAGGTATCGGGCCAAACAGGTAATCGTAAAGTTTTGATTCACGACGACTTGAAAAAAGCCAAGCTTGCTTTTGACCTTAATAACGTACCTGCTGAAGATCGTTATTCTATGTTGGAAGCTAACCAGATGGATGAATTGCTTTCAAGCTTGAGCAACACTCAGTATCGTGACTTCTCGGAGTACATGGATGCTAAGGAGGGAATCATCGGAAGGCTTTACGGTTTCGACATTATGAGCCGCTCATCTGTTGCCATGTTTGCAACTGGTGATACTGTTAATCCTTTAGGCGCATCTGTTGCCGCTACTGATAACGTGGCGGGTATGTGCTGGCAGAAAGGCGCGATTGCCCGTGCTCTCGGTGAGAAGAAATTCTTCGAAAACCCTAACCGTGCAGAGTATTACGGTGATATCTACAGTGCTTTGTTAAGAGCAGGTGGAAGACGCAGACGTGCTGATGACATAGGTGTTGTAGCGATTGTAAACGCTCCTTAAGAAATACTTTTTTCTCCCAGAAAGGTGGTTGATTGATGCGTAGCCCCGTAAGGCTACGCGTCTTTTAACCTTCACTTAAAATGCCACATAATAACTTGACAAATAATATTAGCGGCACTGCTTGTGGAAGTCTTGCCACCATTGTTGCGCACAAAGTTGGTTGGATTAATGCCAACATAGAAGAGGCAATAATTGCTGCCATCATCGGCGGTATTGTTGGCTTTATTGTAAATGAAATTTTGAAATGGCTGAAAAAGAAAATTGTAAAATGGTTAAAAGGATAACAGCGTTCTTGAAACGCTTCAATGAAATGTGGTTAGGCCCAATTGGCTTATTTCTATACATTTTAAGCGGTTATATAGTGCGTGCTATTGACCCTCAAGCGGTGGCCTATACGATGGATGCTTTTCAAAAAATCATCTTTGGTCATCTGGTTTTCGCATCCTGCATTTTTAGTTCGTGGCTCTGTCTTCGCCTTACGTGGCCGAGTGTGTTCACCTATCTGGTCGACCAATTCAATACTGACTTTTCAAACTTAACTGATAATCAAAAATGCGCAAAACTCTTTTTAGCCTTTTCATTGCTAGCCTTGTATTTGTTGGGGCTAGTACTCTGCATGCTGGTGCTTTAGAAGCACGAGACGCAAAGAAAGAAACAATTCAAAAACTCCAGGAGAAGGTACTTGCTACCTACGAATCACAAATTGGTGTTCGTGAAAATCTTGGTACAAATGACAGCAAAGAAATTCGTGAGTATCTGCGAAGTGTTGGAATTAAAACACCTGCTTACTACTGTGCGGCTTTTGTTTGTTGGGGTTTAACTGTTAATGGTATTGACAATCCGCGAACGGGTTGGTCGCCTGCTTTATTCCCCACTGATCATTTAGTAAATCTTAAAACTTCAACACCTGAGCCGTGTGACGCTTTTGGAATCTATCACAATGATTTGAAAAGAATAGCGCATGCAGGAACTGTTAAGTACTGGCCCCGTGATACCAATTACTTCATTAGCATTGAGGGTAATACCAATAACAACGGTAGCCGGAATGGTGACGGTGTTTATGAGAAGCGAAGACCAAAGCGAAGCGTTGCCAAAGTGAGCCGCTGGATAGGTTGGAGAATTTAATTAAAGAGAAACATTCAACGATAAAAATATGAAATACTGTCGCGGACTTCTATTCGGTTTAGGTTTAGTAATCCTCCTGGTGGTTGGGGGCTGCCGTTCGGTTGCCCCTACTACTACCACGATAGTTCGCGACAGTATTATTACCAAAACTGAAACCAAGTACAAGACGCTACCGGGTGACACAGTTAGAATTACTAAACAACTTGAATGCGATGAGAAGGGAAAAATAAAACCTGTTATCATCAAAAAGAACAAGGGACTGATTGGAGAGAAGATTGAAATTAAACCTACGGGAGAAATCGAAACAAAGTGTTGGTGTGACAGCTTGCTAAAGCAACGTGACACATGGATTGAACACTTACACAAGGAAAGCAAAAGCGAACTTAAACCAGTATACATCCATACGCCTTATTGGTATGATATGGTTGCCCGATGGATTGCCGGAATTACCATTATGGCAGTGATACTGTTTTTTGTATACATAATCTTAAAAATGAATTTCAAATTTCTATGAGCAGAATAAAAGACTACTTCGAAAACTATCCTGATAGTGACAAATGCTTTGCAACATCGGATGGTTATGTGTTTGCAAGACAACACGATGCTGATGCACACGGTAACACTTTGCGTGATACCAAAGTGAAAGAGTACAATCGCGGTGATGTAGAAGAAAAAGCACCGGAAGACACTGAAGGTGGAACGACTGACGGAGGCTCTGAAGGTGGAAAGACCAAAGGAGGTAAAGGAAAAGGTGGCAAGGGAAAAGGCGGCGATAATAGCACTCCTGAAAAACCTGCAACTGATACAGGTGAAGTAACTCCTTCAACTGAAACAACTGAAGGCAAGTAAGTAACAAAAGCAAACGATGAGTTTACCCAAAGTAACCATATTATACAGTAACGGCAATATCCTACAGGATATTGCCGCGATTGATGGTATTGCCGGGATGGTTGGCACTGGCTCCTCCGCTGGCCTTTTCGGTGTACCTAAAACAGTGTTTAATCTTGACGATGCAATCGCACAAGGTTTCACTGAAGATGACGAGCCGGACATGTATCGCCATTTGAAAGAATTCTATGGTGAACTATCGGGCAACCAGGAGTTGCATATCATGATTGTGCCAAACACCATGACCATGACTCAAATGCTTGACAATACTAATGCGAGTGGTGCGAAGAAACTTACCATTGCTTCAGAAGGTCGTGTTCGTTTGCTTGGTGTTTTCCGTCATCCCGGAAGTGGATACAACGGCGGTGCTGCTTTCATTGACAGTGATGTTACATCGGCTCTTAATAACGCTAAGGTATTTGCACAAGCAAGGCTTGCAGAGTTAAACCCGCTGCGTGTTCTTGTTGAAGGCAGAGTGCAAAACCCTTCCGCTGGAAATACACTTACACCAACCACGTTAAGCAATGGTTTTGCAGGAACCATACTTGGAGGTTCTTTAAATGATGGTTCTGCATCTGTTGGACTTGCATTAGGCAGGGCTGTTAAGTTTGGTGCTGAAATAAAACTTGGTAAAGTTGCTAACGGGCCGCTAAGTATCAATACATGCTTCATTGGTGATAAAGAGATTAAGGATGTTACAAACCTTGAAACTTTACACGATGCTGGCTTTATAAGCTTCATGCAACATCCTCGCAAAGCAGGTTTCTACTTTGGTATTGATCGCATGTGTAGCACTGACGATTATCGTTTATTGGCTTATGGTCGTATTGTTGACAAGGCCGCTGTTATTGCCGCTGCAACTTACATTGAAGAGCTTGAAAGCGAAGTAGACATTGACGCTTCAGGAAAGATTGACACCTTAGAGTTGGCTTATCTTGAGACGATCATCACTCAAAACATTAACGCCAGCATGGGCGGCCAGATCAGCAAGGATGGAATAATTGTTTACATCAATCCATCACAAAATCTTATTGATAATCCTGATTTGCAAATCAAGCTGCGTGTAAGGCCGAAAGGTTACAAGTCATTCATTGACATTGATCTTGGAATTACTTCAACAGTTTAACCCTTTTTAAAAAAATGGATTTTAGTACCAAAGATTGCGCATGGTCGCAAGTATCAATGAAGGTTCTTACTCGCACGATAACCGGACTACGCGGCTTCGAGTTTAAAAAAACTGTTGAGAAAGAACACGTATATGCTTCAAGCGATGAGCCTGTAGATATTCAATCCGGCAATAAAAAGTATGAAGGCAACTTAAAGCTTTTAAAGTATGAAGTTGACCTTATGAATGATGCTGCGCTTGAAGGAGGTTTTGTTGATATAACGGAAGTTCCCCATACGTTAATATCAATTACGGTGCAATTCAAAAAGCTTGCTACTGATCCTGTACGAATTATTACCGTGCCGGGAGTAGGCTTTACTGAGCTTAGTATTGC